TGGAGACCAAGCGCAGGTGCGGGTGGATACCGCAGGCGCTAGAGACGCCCGAGCGGGTGGTGTGGGCCAGGAACAGAGTAGCGTCCACTGTCTGTCCAAAATCGTATATCTCGGCGCAAAGCATGGCATGGCTCGAGGAGTATCTGGTACGGCGTAAGTTGGGACAAAGAGGCATCGAAGGTCTGGGGGTGCGCGAAGTGGAAGCTTTTCTGATTGTGGAACACGAACTCGCGGAGGCGAACAGCGGACCTGGCCCTGGACGCCAGAACAGCGGGCCGGCACTAAGGGGGCGAAATGCCGGCTAATACTTCACAACAGACACTGCTAACCGCTTTCAACCAAGCGTCGGGCAGCCCGGCGGGCGGCCAGTCGTCAACAGCCGACCAGGGTCTGACCGACGCCCTGACGCAGGCGGCCCAAGAGATCGATTCCCAGACGCAAGCAACGGCCGCTAACACCGATGCGCTGGCGCAAAATAGTCAAGCAAAGGGGTCCAGCAGCGGCGGGGGGGGAGTCTCGGATGCGCTCAGCACCGCCAGCAGCCTTCTGGGAGGCGGGCTTAGTCTTTTGCCGCTGGTCTCTCTATTTTCAAGCTTGTTCGGTGGGGGACAGTCGCAACCCGCACCCCTAGTGCCTTTCGCACTGCCCCCTTCTCTGAACCTGCAGTCCACGACCAACAACCAGGACGTAACTTGGGGCGAGAACGGTTTGCCGCGTTCGACCGGGAGTAGCTCGTCGAACGCCGGTCAGCAGGTCACCGTCCAGGTACAAGCCATGGACAGCCAGTCGTTTCTCGACCATAGCGACGACATCGCCCAGGCAGTCAAGCAGGCGATGTTGAACATGAATTCCATCAACGACGTGATAACGAGCCTCTGACGTCCATGTTTCCGACACTCAAGACCGGCGCCGTAATGCAATATCCGGCGCAGAGAACGCTACAGTATAACACTGACGCGATCCGCTTTCTGGACGGCACCGAGCAGCGGTTTCGAGATAATGCCGTGGTGCTGCATCAGTGGACGATTCAACTTGACCTGCTGGACGAATCCGAGCTCGCCGCATTTGACCAGTTCTTCGTAACGAACCAGGGCAGATTCGGCAGCTTTTCATTCACCGATCCGTGGGATGGAACAGTCTATCCGAATTGCAGCCTGGCGGCGGACGCATTTGGCTTTCAACTGAGGGGTGAGATGCGGGGTAAAACTACGCTCACCGTCTGCGAAAACATTACTTAAGATGATTTACTTTCCACAGCTATCGTCGGGTGCAACCGGCCAGTTCCCGATCACCAGGCAGCGCTCCGCCAGGACGGTGGTTAACCAGAGCTTGCAAGGTTACCAGGTCAAGCTGGCCGATCCCGGCGCGGCGATCACGGACTGGCACCTCTCCTTCGTCGAGATGAGCGATCAGGAACTGGCCGCCCTGGAAGCCCTTTTTCAGGCTGTGGAGGGGCGTCTGACGCCGTTCACTTTCCTGGATCCGGTCGATAATCTGCTGGCGTGGAGCGAACAGCAGAATCAGCCAGTCTGGCAGGCGGATCCACTACTGACAGTAACCGGCGGTGTGGCCGATCCAATGGGCGGTACGAACGCTTATCAGCTCAGCAACCCGACAGGCGCCACATTGATGTTACAGCAATCGATCGAAGCGCCGGCCTCCCTGGACTACTGTCTGAGCCTCTATGCGTGCAGCGGCCAGAGCTCGCAGGTGTGGCTGGTGCGCGGCTCGGCGACGGTGGCGCAGGCCATCGGCCCAGAGTGGACGCGGCTGATTTCCGCCGGACAGTTGCAAGATACCGCAGACTCCATCAACTTCGGCATCGCCCTCGATCCAGGCGCGACCGTAAACGTATTCGGAATTCAGGCAGAGGCGCAGACCACTGCCTCTCTTTACAAACAAACAGCCGAGACGGGCGGCGTGTACCCGAACGCACGGTTTCGGGATGACACGCTGACAATCACAACAGTAGGCCCGGGCCGCTACTCCTGCGAGTTGGATATCGTCAATGTTGAGTATATATGACCTGAAAGAGCTGGCGGTCACCGACACGCCCCTGCTGCTGTTTCAGTGCGTATTGCAGAACGGGCAGGCGGAGTACTGGAGCACGCACCAGGTGGCTTATGGCGGCAACACTTACGCGCCGCTGGTGATCAAGCACAATGTCTTCTCGGTGCAGACGTCGTCGGACCAAGGCGTGGACGCGATTCCACGCGTGTCGCTGTCGATGGCCAACGCCGATTCCTACTTCTCGGAATTGGAACGATCGGTAGGTTGGAAGGGCGCCACGTTGACCGTGACGTTCCTGTTTTACAACCTGATCGAGGGCGCGGCGACGTCGGATGCAGCCGTATTATTTCAGGGCATCGTAAACCCGCCCGACCAGAGTACGGAATCGCTGTTCCAACTCTCGGCTGTCAACTGGATGAACATGCAGAGCGTGCTGTTGCCGCCCGTGCGGATACAGCGGCGATGTCCCTGGCTATTCCCATCCACTGCACAACAGAGGCAGGAGGCGGTCACTGGCGGCAGCAGCGGACAATACTCACTGTTTTACCCTTGCGGATATTCGCCCGATCAGACCGGCGGAGTGGGCGCTATGGTGGGCGGCGCACCCTATACCTCGTGCGCATACACGCGCACGGATTGCGAAGCGCGCGGTATGTTTTCCGGGCCGAATCGCTTTGGCGGCCTCGAGTTTGTCCCGTCGTCCATTCAGGTGCGGAGCTATGGTAGCGGGTGGCAGTATGCGCCCGTTGAAGACAATGTCGCAATCTACAACGACTTCGTTCCGTTGTTATATGGCACGGCCTGGTATTACCCTCCCATCGTTTTTACGCGGAACGACGGAAACCTGACGTACATGGAAGCGCTCCTGGGGATGGGCCCGATCCAAGATGTGCAGATGGTGCTGGTAAACCAAATCGCGATTCCCATCGGGCAAACCGGCCAGAACATGACATCGACGGGCTGGTACAACGTGATCAGCCTAGGCGGCCGAAATGGCGCCTTCGATCCGAATTTCACGGACGCTGCGGGGAATCCGGCGGGCGATCCGTATGGCAGCATGGCTTATCTCTCAGTTGTCGTTCCGAATCAGATCAACAATGGCCAGTCACTGCCTACGTTGCAAGTTCTGGCGGATGGCTTGCAACTTCCGACTTATGCTGCCGACGGCAGTTACCTGAACACGGAGTTCACCGCCAATCCCGCATGGATAATACTCGACATTCTGCAACGGGCCGGGTGGGGGACGGAGAATGTCGACCTCACGACATTCGCGGCTTCCGCGGCCTATTGCGATCAACAGATCCAGACGCAGGATCTGAACGGGAACAACATCATGATCCCGCGCTTTCAGTGCAACCTCTGTTTGCAATGGCGGCGCAACGCGGCGGATACAATCCGGGGAATCCGCAACGCGGCCCGGTTGCTATTCACGTATAGCGTGGGCGGGCTGCTGCAATTAACGGTGGAAAACTCCATTGCCCTGCAGCAACCGACGCTGCCGGCGTGGAGCAACAGCACGGAACCGTTGAATGGTGGGTGGCCGGCTTATGAATTCAATGACGGCTCGACCGGCACAGCGAATATCTTGCGCAAGGCCAGCGGAGAGCCCACCGTGCAGGTGTTTTCGCGGAGTATCGCGGACACGCCGAACCAGGTGACCATTGAGTTTCAAGACGCGTTCAATGGGTATCAGCAGGACAGCCTGCTCACGGTGGATGTGGCCGACACCGCGCTTACCGGCCAGGTAATCACTACCACGCTGATGGCGTTGGGCATTCCGAACTACGATCAGGCGGCCCGTATTTCTCAGTTCACACTGGACAAAGCGATCGGCGGGAATACTTATATTACATTCGCGACCAGTATACAGGCGTTGGGCTTGCGGCCAGGCGACATCATTACCTTCACCTACCTTAAAGAAGGTTTCGAGCGGCAACCCTTCCGCATAACCAAAATCGCGCCGGGAGTGAACTATAGAATTACCACGATTACGGCCCAGGTTGAGCAGGACGAATGGTACGAGGATACCAATGGTCAGATACCCGGAGGCACCGGCGCTACCCTTCAGCCCAACGGCGGCATAGGCGTGCCGCGTCCGCTACTCGGCAACATAGTCGATTCCAACGGTAACCCGGAATACCAGATCGTCGAGAGTTCCGACAACTCCAGCGACGGCGGCGTGGATGAAGATCTGACAGTGGGCTTTGTGGTGCCGTCCACGATCGTACCCGGCGGGCCCGCCATACCGCTGGTAAGCCTGGCGGCCACCATCGGGGCTGGTGGGACACTGGCCGGCAACCAGATACTGTACTACGCCGTGAGTGCGCTCGATTCGGCGGGCAGCGAAAGCACGCTATCCTTCACGATACTTGCGAGCATCCCGTCCGGCTCGGATACGAACAGCGTTACGCTAACAGGTCTCAGCTTTGACGATAACACGGTGAGTTTTAACGTATATCGGGGGCCGAGCCCACAACAGTTAGGCCGCATCGCGACAAGACAGGCTATAAGCACCAGCTTCACCGATACGGGTTTGCCGTCCCAGGTGTGGGTGCCTCCCGATCCGAATTTCGATCATGCGAACTTCTATTGGCGGACGGAGTTGCAGCCCCCCTACGCCGCGACCATCGCCACGGCCAACACGGTTGGCAACGCCGCTGCAGAAATGGGCGGCGCAACCTATAACGGCATGATCGTCCGGATACTCACCGGGACCGGAGCGGACCAGGAATACGCGATTGCTTCGAACACTACGACCACGCTAACGCTCACGCAGCCATGGGCCGTGCAGCCGGATGCCACCAGCCAATTCGTGGTAGCTGAGGCAGCATGGCATTTCGCGGCCAGCGCCAAGACCAGCCCCGTTGAGTTCGAAATCCCGAACGAAACGGGCGTCACGTTACATATACAGGGTCGAGGGGCGAACGTGAATAATCTGGAAGGGCCGCCGTTGTTATCCACCCTTACGCGCTGGATGATCGGCGGCGGAGGGTTGGGGGATCTGGCGGCCCCTCCCCAGCCGGTCTTTGGGTTGGGCGCATCCTCGCTCGAAAGCGGCACGGTGGAGCTAAGCGGGGTCTCCTTCCCGACACTCACTAACACGACCAGCGTAACCGCAGGCACGCTCACCATGTACTACTGGGACGAGTTAGTAGGCAGCACGCCTTATTCGCTGAGTGCGGCGATGGCGGCCACCGACACCGAGCTGAACCTGACTCCGGCCGGCAACGCGGCGGCAGGCTCGTTCGTGCAGGTCGAGGCCGAGGTAATGCAAGTGGTGGCCGTTGCCAACGGCGGGCTGCAATATCAGGTTACACGCGGCATGCATGGCACAACCGCGGCGGCATATGCCGCACAAGTTGCCGTGTACCAATTGCTAAGCACGGTCGCGGTAGCGCCCTTCCCCCTGCAGTTCTTCGGCAGTCCACTGAGCTGTAACTGGAGTTATCCGATTTCGTTGCCGAATACGAAGGTGGCCAGCGGCGTGTTGTTCGTCACCAATTCGA